GACGCCTTGCAAGTTTCACAAAAAGCAACAGTTCTCGGGTGTATAATAAGTACGAAATAAACAAAGGGGGTGTGCTGTGGGGTTATTTAGCAGAAAGAAAGACGTTAAAAATGAAGCCACGAGCGGAGTTTTAACAGGCGAAGACGCCTTATTGCAGGCATTGACGAACGGCGAAACGATAACCAAGAAGCAAGCCTTGTCGCTTCCAGCCGTAGCAAGTGCGGTGGACGAAATATCGGGCAAAATCTCGACAATTCCGTTAAAACTTTACAAAGAAACCGTGAAAGACGGCAAAAAGACCGTTGAAGAATTGCAGGACAGCAGGTGCGACCTTATAAACGCAGACACGGGCGACACGCTCGACGGGGTGCAGTTCAAAAAGGCTATAATTGCTGACTATTTTCTCGACAAAGGCGGTTACGCCTATATTAAAAAGAAAGGCAACACGGCAGAAGCCGTCCATTATGTGGACGCAGAGCAGGTGTCAATCCTAAAAAATAGCGACCCAATATTCAAGAGTTATACAATTCAAGTCAACGCCAAGAATTACAAAGACTATCAATTTATAAAACTTTTAAGAAACACGAAAGACGGGGCGTCGGGCGAAAGCGTAAGGGAAGAAATCTCAAAAGCGTTATTGACCGCATATCAAAACCTTTTAATGCAATATGCAAGTGCAAAGAAAGGCGGAAAGAAGCGTGGATTTTTAACAACAGAAAAGACTTTGACGAAAGAAGTTCTCGAAAAGTTAAAGCAGGATTGGGAAAGCCTTTATTCTAACGACGGGAACAACGCAATCGTTCTGCCAAGCGGGGCGAAGTTCCAAGAAAGCACCGACAGCACGTTTGAAACGAGCGTCAACGCAACGAGAAAGCAGTTAAACGAAGAAATTCAAGCCATTTTTCACATTGGCAAGACGGACGCTGAAACGTTCCAAAACGCAATCGTGCCGATTTTAACGGCGTTCGAGTGTGCAATTAACAGGGTTTTATTGCTCGAGAAAGAGAAAGAAGACGGGTTATTTTTTGCGTTTGATACAAAGGAAATGCTCAAAGGCGATATGAAGACACGCTTTGAAGCATACGCAATCGGCATTGAAAAAGGCTGGATGAAGCCAAACGAAGCCCGTTATCTTGAAAATTGGGACGAAATAGACGGGCTGGACGTAATAAACTTCGGATTGTCGGCGGTTTTATACGACCCTGACAAAAAAACTTATTACACGCCGAACACCAACACGACCGCAGGGGGTTAAACGGTGGAAATTCAGGGGGAAAAGATGAATAAAAGATTTTATGAATTTAAGAACGTAGCAAGTGACGAATTCTCGCTTTACATTTACGGCGAAATCGTAAGCGAAAAGAGCGTTAATTGGTGGACGGGCGAAAAGAGCGAAACCGAAGTTGACATTGAAGACTTCAAGAAAGCCCTTTCAGAAATTCCGTTCGGAGCAAAACTCAATATGTATGTAAACAGCGTCGGCGGGAGCGTATTCGCAACGAGTGCAATGGTTTCAATGCTCCAAAGGGCGAAAGGAAACGGCGTTAAAATAGACGCATACATTGACGGGGTGGCGTGCAGTTGTGCGTCGTGGCTAATAATGGTGGCAGATAATATTTTTATCTATAAAAACAGCGTTATGATGATACACAAGCCATTGATTGCGACATACGGCAACGCTAACGATTTATTAAAAGACATTGAAGTGTTAAACAAAATAGAAGACGGTGTGATCATTCCAATTTACGAAACCAAAGCCAAGAGCAAAACGGAAGTCATAAAAGATTTGATGACCGCAGAAACGTGGCTGACGGCGGACGAAATTCAGGAACACTTCAATGTGACTTTACTCGATGAAGCAAAGGAAGTCGAGAACATAAAAAGCGAATTGTTTAACACTTATAAAAACACACCGAAAGAATTCAAGCAGGCAAAACCTGCAGAGAACAAGACGGAAGAACCAGCCAAAGCGGTGGACTATTCCGAGTTTGAAAAAACTATAAACGAATTAAAAAAATAGGGGGATAGAAAGTTGAAAAAACTTATCGAACAAAGAAACGATTTAGTCGCTGAAATGACTAACATTGTAAACACGGCAAAAGCCGAAAACAGAGCAGTCAACGAAGCAGAAGCAGAAAGGTTCGAAGCCTGCAAAGTTGAAATCTCAAACATTGATAAAACTATTAAAATGGGGGAAGAAATGGAAAATCTCGAAAACAAAGTAATTTCAGCACCAGCAGTTGAAATGACAAACGAACAAAAAGACGAAAAGGCATTCTTAAATTTAATCAAATCAATTAAGAACGCAGACACACCGATGACTTATGGCGAAAACGGAGCGATTATTCCAACAACTATCGCAAATAAAATTATCGCAAAGATTGAAGAAATCTGCCCAATTTGGACAATGGCAGAACATTACAACGTTAAGGGCAACCTTGTTATTCCAGCAGAAGACGGCGACGCAACAAACGTTGAAATGACATACGCAGACGAATACACCGACGCAGAAAGCGGAAAGGTTGTTTTCAAGTCAATCAATTTAGGCGAACATTTAGGACGTTGCCTTGTAAAAGTTCCAAAATCACTTATCAACAACAGTTCAGTTGACGTTGTAGCATACGTTGTAAACAAGGTGGCTGAAAGAGTTTCAGCATTCCTTGAAAAAGAACTTCTCAACGGTGGCTCAAAAATTCAAGGCTTAAAGGGCGTTACACTTGTAAGCGAAACCGAAGCGTCAGGCAAAATCGGTTCTGACGATTTAATCGATTTACAAGAAAAAGTTCTCGACGCATTCCAAGCAAACGCTTGCTGGATTATGAGCAGAGAAACAAGAAAGGCAATCCGCAAGTTGAAAGACGGCGACGGCAAGTATTTACTTGAAAAAGACTTCAACGCAAAATGGGGCTATTCATTACTTGGCAAGCCTGTTTATACAACAGACAACGCAAACGGCATTTATTACGGCGATTTCTCAGGCTTAGCAGTTAAAATCAGCGAAGCGATGAACATTCAAGTTCTAAACGAAAAATACGCAGAACAACACGCAGTCGGCGTTCTCGCTTTCGTAGGTTGCGACGCTAAGGTTCAAAACACACAAAAAATCGCAAAACTTACTGTTAAGGCGTAAGAACGAAAGGGGGCAATAATCTATGGAAGAAACCAGCGTAAAAGTTAGCGAAATCACCGTCGAAGATATTGCCAACTATATCAGGTTAAGCGAACCAACAAAAGAAGATACGGACTTCTTAAAAAAATGTTTAGAAATTGCAAAGTCATATATTAAAAACTATACAGGGGTTGAAGATTTAGACGAGCAGGCGGACTTCGTAATTTGCGTTTATATACTTTGTCAAGATATGTACGACAACCGCACATTATACAGCGACAAGACGACGCCAAACAAGACGTTTGAAACAATAGTAAATCTTCATTGTAGAAATTTAATATGAGTAAAAATGCAGGCAAATACAACAAAAAAATTCAAATTGTAGAGATAAAGCAGGACAAAGACGCTGACGGTTTTCAAACACAAACGGAAACCGTCGTGTCAAGCCCGTATGCGAGCGTTAAGACCACGAAAGGCTTTACCCTTATTGCAAATAACAGCGACTTTGAAAAGGCATTTACAAACTTTACAATCCGTTATTCAAAGACCGTCGAAACGAGATACAAAGAGAACAACCGAAACTTGCGGATCAAGTACAACGGCAAAATTTATTCGATTGAGTATTTGAATAACATTGATGAAGCAAACGAAGAACTCGAAATGCAGGCAAAGGCGGTGACGAAGTAATGGCGAAGTTTGACGCCGAACTTCCGCTCGACCTTATAGAGCAGTTCAAAGACCTTGCGGACGGCGGGGCAGAAAAAATGCTAAAAGAAATGGTGGACGCAGGAGCAGAAGTCGCCGAAAAGAACATTCGAGCGAATATGCAAACGGCGTTCAAAGACCCGTCAAGGCTTGAAAAGTGCCTTGTTAAAACAAAGGTATATAAAACACCAAGCGACGACGGAGTGAACAAAAAAGTCGCCTTTTACGGCTATTACGTAAACGAGCAAGGCAAGACCGTCCCTGCTCCGCTTGTAGCACAGGCGAGAGAATACGGGACAAGCAAAGGGGAAGCAAAAAAGCCTTTTATTAGGAAAGCGTTCAAGAAGACCGAAATCACAGAAGCAATGCTGAAAGTTCAGGAGCGACACTTAAAAAATGAATAAATTTATCTTTGATATACTATCTCTTACAGTTGACGGCGTAGAGATACCCGTCGAATGGCTAAAATACAAAGGCGACCGAACCGAATATGTTGTTTTTAGTGAATTACCCGAAACGCCCGCACACCATACGGACGACGAATGCGAATACTCAATAAAGCAATTTGACTTTGACATTTACAGCAAAGGCAACTATCTAAACATTTTGAAAGCAGTTAAAAAAAGACTAAATGAAAACGGGTTTACTTGGGTCGAAGATAGCCCGCCAATGTTTGAAGAAGACACAGGGCTTTATCACATAACGACCACTTGGGAAATCGAAAACTATATTAAATAAGATAGGGGGAAATTATGGCAAAAATAGGCTTAAAAAACTTGCGTTATTCTAAGTTAGACGACAAAGACCAAGTGACAACTCCTGCGTCGTTCGGCAAAGCGGTTGACTGCAAGGTTACTATTGAAAAGAACAACGCCGAATTATATGCCGACGACGGAATCGCAGAAAGCGATTATTCGTTCAAAAAAGGAACAATCGCATTGACAGTTGACGAAGACGCAGACGAAGTATTCGGTGCGGTATTAGGTCACGAAGTCAAAGACGGCGAAATGATAAGAAAAGCGGGCGACGTTGCACCATACGTGGCACTCGGTAGAATTTTAACTAAAGTGACAAACGGAGTTAAAAGTTATAAAGTTGAATTTTTACACAAAATAAAATTTAACGAACCGAACGCAGACGAAAAGACAAAGGGCGAAAGCGTAGAATTCGGAACTTCTGCAATCGAAGGCACTATTCACGCACTCGAAAGTGGCGAATGGAGCAAGTCAAAGACTTTCACAGAATACACCGAAGCAAGCACATATCTTGACGGACTGCTTACTGCGAAAGCATAAAGCAACGACGGGGCGGTCAAATTCCGCCCTGTTTTTTATATTAAAAAGGAGCAAAGGAAATGAAAGATTATAAAATCAATTTTACAATAGAAGACAAAGAATATTCTGCAATATTTAACTTAAACGTTATGGAGCAGATACAAGAAGAATACGGCTCGGTGCAAAAGTGGGGCGAACTCACAGACGCAAAGACGGGCGAAGCGAACGCAAAAGCGATTATATTCGGTTTTTGGGCGATGATAAACGAAGCAATCGACATTGAGAACGACGAGAAAGGCGGAAATCAGCCGTTGTTGACACTTAAACAAGTCGGCAGACTAATTACAAGGGCAGGGCTACAAAACTCGGCTCAAACGCTAAATAACGCCGTAATTCAAGCAACGAAAGAAGACAGCCAAAAAAACGCATAATCCACGACGAAGACGAAGAAGAACGCAAGCCGACAGACTTCTCGTGGTTTTTATTCGTGGGACGTAAACTTTTAGGGTTTACCGAAAAAGAAGTCGGCAGGATGACAATCCGAAAATTTATGAAACTATACGACCATTACAAAAACAACTTCGACCTTGAAATGGTATTGCAAGCAAAGGGCGTTACATACGCAGGACTTGCGGAGCGACAAATTCAGGACGAAGAATGGCTGTAAAAGGGGGAACAATGAAAGATTTAATTATTACGATTGATTGCGACAGCCGAAAGGTAAACTTTAACCGTGATTTTATAGGACTAACGGGCGAAAACTTGCAAGGCAATATCGTGGTTGATTTTACAAATAAAGCAGATTTCGTTGACGGGGAAGCAATGCTCGAAGTGGAACAGAACGGCAAGCCGTATTCAATCAAAATGACGAAAGACGATACAAACAAGGTTTATACTTTGCCAATAAAGTCAAGCCTTTTAAGATACGCCTGCACGATGAAATGTCAAGTCGTAATCACACAGGAAGAAACCGCAGACGGAACGCCAACATTTAAGACGGTTATATTTAATTTGCCTTGTTACGAAGCAATCAACGCAACGGAAATTATTCCCGACCAATATCCGACGTGGACGGGCGAAATTGAAGCAAGGCTTGAAGCATTGGAAAAAGGTGGCGTCGGGGCAACTTATCAACTTATAGAAACCATAACAGCAGAAGTTGGCAATATTTCGAGAACAGAAGACACAAACGGAAATCCTTATCAGTTTAAGGCGTTGTTGATAAGATTTGCAGACAAAAAAGACAAATTAGCTGTTAGCACAAGTTCGGTTTATGTAAAAACGTATGGCACAGGTGCTAACTCAAATCAATCACACAACCGAACCATTACAAACATTCCGTTTGCGAAAAAAGAATCAGGAAAAGGAAGATATTTATGGGCAGAAACTTATATAAATCGTGGCGTTTGGACTGCTATTTCATCAGCCAAATGGGAAGACTATGCAAGTTCGGGTTCTCTTAATTTTGGATACGAGCAGTTTGCTTTTGGTGGAGTCACTGAAAGTATCGTGCCACTTATAACAAAATTGGAAATTATAGACGCACCTATTGGAATAACTATTGAAATATGGGGGGCAAAAATAAATGAAAATAAACGATAACGGCATTACAAGGGATATGACACCCGAAGAAATAGCACAATATCAAGCAATGAAATCACAACAAATTACTTCTTCTTACAAAGATAAAGTGGTCGAAATGATAAGGGAAAAATACGACGCTAATGACGTTGAAGCCTTATATGCAAACTATTTAGCAGAACCAAACAACGAAAAATATATCGCTGAATTTAACGAGTTTCAAGCATATAGGATTGAGTGCAAGGCAAAGGCAAAAAGTGAAATTTAATAAAAGAAAATAAGGGGGCAATTTATGGCAGGATTTGGCGGAAGCGTTAAACTAACAGGCGAAAGCGAATACAGAAAAGCCTTAAAATCAATATCGGACAATTTAACGGTTCTATCAAGTGAAATGAAAGTCGTAAATTCGCTTTACGACAAGAACGACAGTTCAACGGCTAAACTTTCAGCACAGAACGACGTGTTGACAAAAAGACTTGACGCACAGAACGCAAAACTTGCGGAAGCAAAGAGAATGCTCGACCAAGCGAAAAACAGCACGGACAGCAACGCTCAAACGGTCGCAAAGTGGCAGAACGAAGTCAACAAGGCACAGGCGGAAGTTAACCAAACGACAAGGGAAATAAAACAGAATACTGACCAAATAAAGAAGAACGAAGACGCACTCGACGACGCAGGCAAAGAATTACAAGACTTCAAAAAGGGCGAAGACGAAGCAGGACAGTCAGCCATTAAAATGGGCGACCTGATAAAAGCAAACTTAATAAGCGAAGCGATAATCGGCGGAATAAAAGCACTCGGCTCGGCAATGGTTGGCATTGCAAAAGGGGCGGTGCAGTTGGCGAAAGAGTCAATCGCAGGCTTCGCTGAATACGAGCAGTTAATCGGCGGTGTGGAAACGCTATTCAAAGAGAGTGCTCCTGTCGTTGAAGAATACGCAAACAACGCATATAAAACGGCGGGACTTTCCGCAAACGAATATATGTCAACCGTGACGGCGTTCTCGGCAAGTTTGCTTTCAAGCCTAAACGGGGACACCGCAGAATCGGCAAAAATTGCAGATATGGCGATTACCGATATGTCAGACAACGC